CCCAAACACCGGCGAAGACGACTAACGGATCCGGCGGCCCAACGGAGTAACGTCGCGCATAGACGTTTCATTATCAACTATATTTATATTGATAATGAAAGGTGGCTGCTCTTCCTCTATTTGTTGGTGACGCGGTTCCAGTAACCAGATGAGGAGCTTTAAGATCCCGGCAAGTATGCGGAGCATTAAGCTCAAGGCAAGCCCTATCATAGCTAGGCCAAAGAGGCCTAGCGTGATAGTAGCCAATCCCATAAACAGGATAAGGATCATTTTGTTGTTCTGGCTATAAAGATGGCGTTGGCAAGCTTGAAGCGCAGTGGCTCCATGTAATCGCTAAGGTCCATAAGGTCTTGCATGTATTCATAGTCCTCTGGCACAGCTCTTATAGCACTGTCCACAACTCGCTGGATACAGTTTTCGGAGAGGTATGTACACTCCGCTTCTGATAGTTCGATTTCGATTTTCATTTTGTAACTCCATTCACCGCCCCGTGCGGTGTAAAGCATATTACCCTAATGAAACTTGGATTGCAACCTTGAGGTTAGTCCATCATGGCAAAGAAAACCGTTACAGAAGAACCAGAGGTTGAGGAAACTGTAGAATCTGCTCCTGCCGAGGAAGCTGCTCCTGCTCCCGAGGCATATGAAGCCCCTCCACCACCTTCTCCCCCTCCTGTCGAGGTATACGAACCAGTCGCGCAATTTTTACAGAGGGAATCTGCTCCTCCTTCTGTACAGATTAAGCTGACACGCGCGAACCATATGTACTACCGAAGGCTCCGAGGACTGATGCGAAGCTTGGGTCACCGGGTATAATGGATGAATGCTCCGTTTATACCACCGAGAGGTGAAAGACTAATCAGCCTACCCCGGCTGCATCCGGGGCAGGTTGACGCTTTTAACATGCCAGCTCGGTTTCGCGCACTCCGGTGCGGACGACGTTGGGGTAAGACCGCTTTCCTCAAGACGATTGCGTGTGACTTTGCAGCCAAGGGAGCACAAGTCGGGTGGTTCGTACCAAACTATCGATATGCGAGTGAAGCCTATGGTGAAAATGAAGTAACCTTAGAGCAGACTATTAAGTCTAGCTCTCGGAACATGGGGATTATACATACGACTACGGGCGGACGTATTGAGTTATGGACTTTGGAGGATGAGAAAGCTGGGCGTTCGCGTCGCTATCATTTGGTCATCATTGACGAGGCCGCATTCACCAAGACTAATGCTATTGCGATTTGGGAGAAAGCGATCCGGCCCACGTTACTCGACTTTCGTGGGGCCGCGATTATTGCCTCTAATACAAACGGGATCAACGAAGATAACCTGTTTTGGCGTATCTGTAACTTACCGGAATATGGATTTATCGAGTATCACGCCCCTTCTCATTCTAATCCGTTTCTCCCGATCGATGAGTTAGAACGCCTAGAACATGACAACCACCCGCTCGTATATGCACAAGAATATTTAGCTGAATTTGTTGATTGGGCAGGTCAAGCATTCTTTAGCCTTGACAACATGCTTACTGAAGGCAAGCCGGAACCATTTCCTCACAGGAGCCTTTACGTCTTTGCCACCATGGATACTGCGGTCAAGACTGGGAAGGAAAATGATGGCACCGGAGTTATCTATTGGGCATATGAAAAATTAGGCGATGAGCACTGGCTCAAAATCATTGATTACGAGTATCTGCAAATTGAAGGTAGTATGCTCGAAATGTGGCTACCCGTCGTGTATCGAAATCTGGACGAATATGCCGCTAAGTGTGGAGCCCGTCTGGGATCACGAGGCTGCTTCATTGAAGACAAGGGGAGTGGTTCCATTCTACTACAGCAAGCCCGACGCAAGAACCTCCCGGCAAGCGAACTCCCGCAAAAGCTCACGCAATTGGGCAAAGCAGAACGAGCCATTAACGTTTCCGGTTATGTGTTTCAGAAAAGAGTGAAGATTCTGCAAGTAGCTTATGATAGAATCATCACCTTTAAACAGGTCACCAAGAACCATCTTCTTGGGCAGGTTATGGGGTTTCGTGTAGGTGATGTAGAAGACAGACAGGATGACTTGCTCGACTGCTTCGCGTATGGTGTTGCTATTTCTCTTGGCAATTATGAAGGTTACTGAGGCGTCCTCCCTAGACTAGCGCGGTTAAGGAGCCGCGCACTTCTTTAGGAGTCTGCAATGGCACATGGAACTCTTGCTATAGATGGAACCAAGGTTGGGACGGTTATTGATAACCTTGCTGGGAATGTTACCCAGATTCTTTATACTGGAGCACCAAACTTATATGAGGTGCCAACATTTGATCTTGGGACAGGATTACCGACTACTGGCTATTTCTGTTTGGTTGATAATTCCGTAGCTCCTCCTCGTGTCCTTACTAGTTTTAATGGACATATCAACGGAGCACATTCCCCGCATGCCTCTCATAAAATAAGTGGTTACAGTATTCCTTTCACAAGCTTGTATGTTCAGTCGTGCCCTAAAGGTGGGACATACTCAGTTACGACGGCATAAAGGATATTAATATGGTAAAAGAAAAAGAAGAAGTAACCCCTTTCGCCGCAAATACTGTCACATCTGCTAGTGTAGGGACTCTTCTGAAGAGTGGAGCTGGAACGATCACAGCATTTACTTTGACTCAACCAACATCTGCGCAAGTAGATGATATAACGCCATTGACTTTAGTTGATCCAACTACCTTGGCGGTTGGGACTGTGGCAATTGCCGCCGGTGGAACGACCGGGGTGTCTGGTTCGGCTGTCTATCAAGTTAGTGGAGGCACTGGCACTCCGGCACAATTCAATGTTACTGTCGCGGGTGGTGCGATTACTGCAATCGGTAGCCCCGTAAATCCTGGAAATTATACGGTATTTCCTACATCTCCGGCAGCGTTGACTTATGTTTCGGGAACGGGTTCAGGTGTGGCTGGTGCAACTGTCAATCTTACACCAATTCCTAATGGTCCTGCTCGTACAATTTGGTCCGCAAATATGCGAGCATTGGCTTGTGAATATGAGCCTAGACCTGGGATGCCATTAACTCCAGCTTTGACTGCACCGGCATGGCCGAGGAATATTGCTGGTCCAGCAGCTACATCTATCCCATTTACGAATGGATGCTTCGTTCAAAGCTGTCCTGCCAATATGACATTTACGGTCACTTGCTAAATGGCTTCAATTCCAAATGCATCTATTAATACGACTCCCGGCAATGCTCTTCAAGAGTTGCTGGTCGCACCTGATATTGTTCCTGGTGACGTAGTTTCTTATGAAACGTGCAAGGAAATCTATCTTTATCACCCATTAGGCGCTCGTATTGTAGAGGGGCCGGTATCCCTTGCTTTGAGTCAAAAACGTGAAGTTAAGGTTCCTGACAGTCCGGCTGAGCACTGCGTTGACTCATTTAACGATGAGTGGAAAAATATCGGTGGTGATTTCCTTGTTCATAATCTCCTTACTGTTAGCCGTATCTATGGCGTTGCTTCTATCGCGCTTCTGGTTGATGGGATGAAAAGCAATGAGCCAATTGATTACTGGGATCTCCCTGAGCTTAATATTAGTTTCAACATCTTGGATCCTCTTAATACTGCTGGTAGCCTTGTTCTAAATCAAAATCCGAATGCTATGGATTTTATGAAGTATACTCAAATTGCGGTGGCAGGAACTGCCTATCATCCTTCACGTTCTGTTACGGTGACGAATGAAAAGCCTATTTATCTGGGGTATACTTCTTCTGCGTTTGGTTTTGTGGGTCGTAGTGCTTATCAGCGTGCTTTCTATCCGCTTAAATCCTACATCAAAAGTCTCATTGCAGATGACCTTGTTGAAACCAAAGTCGGTGTCCTTGTTGCTAAAATAAAGCAACCGGGTAACTTTGTTGACAATATCATGTCATGGGCCGCTGGTTTCAAGCGCGCACTTGTAAAGGAAGCAGAAACTGGCAATGTTCTTAATATTACTCCAGAGGAAGAGATAGAATCTCTAAACATGCAGAATTTGGAAGGGCCGCATGTCCTCGCTCGGCGGAACATCCTCGAAAATATCGCGAATGCCGTTGATATGCCGGTTAAACTTCTTACGCAGGAGAGTTTCGCGGAGGGTTTTGGTGAAGGGTCGGAAGATGCGAAGGCGGTTGCACGTTATATGGATCGATTAAGAGAAACAATGGATCCTGTTTATAAATTTCTTGATCGTGTTGTCATGCATCGTGCTTGGACCCCAGAGTTTTATAAGAGTTTAAGGAAGAAATTTCCAGAGAAATATGCCGACACTACCTATAAAGAAGCCTTTTATGAGTGGGCAAACTCTTATCAGGCAGTTTGGCCTTCATACCTGCGGGAGCCAGATTCTGAACAGGTAAAGGTTGATGACACCAAAATGAAGGCGGCTATATCCATTTACCAGATTTTGGAATTTAGTTTTGATCCAGAAAACAAGGCCCGGTTAATTCAATGGATTGCTGATGCAGTTACGAACAATAAGCTTCTGTATTCTAGTCCATTGACCTTAGATTATAAGACATTGTTGAAGCAACTTCAAAGAGATGATGAAATGGCAATGGAGCAGAAGCAAGCTGGTATAGACCCGGCTGAGGATGCGCGGCCTGAAATTCCCAAGGTTAAGATGTCTCGTGCTGACTCTGACACATCGGTAATTCGGCTATTAGAGCACATCAAAAATGGCTCTACGCAGTGAAGTCGCAAAATCGTTAAATTATTTGCGGCAGCGATACAAGGTTTCGGAACGAGATTTAATGTCTTTGGCTAAGAAATTAAATAAGCACAATGAAGAACCTGAAGAAAGTTGGGAAGAAATCACAGTTAGATATCTCCGAGATCGGCAGGGAAGATTTTCCCGGCAAAATCGAAAGAGGTACAGGTGATGCCACTTACAGAAAAAGGGCAAAAAATCAAGTCGGCCATGACGAAGGAATACGGCCCTGAAAAGGGTGAAGAAGTTTTCTATGCCAGTAAGAATAAGGGCAAGATTACGGGTGTAGATACCGTGACTATAAGCAATTCTAGCTGGAAGGCAGAAGTAGCTTTGCCAAGAGAAAAACGATCAGACGATAATCAGCATATGGGCTTCACTGGCGCGGGTGTAGAGCCTATTAAGAAACTGGTATCTGAATGTGACTCATTAGCCAAGCGTCTTGACGCATTTGAAGCACGACAGCATCAGCGGCAACCTATAGATGTGAAGCCGCGCACAAAGGACAACATGCAGCCGAGCAACCCACATCCTAAGGAACCCGGCAAATGACCACATATACTGTAACTGAAGCTGATGTGGGCACCACCATTGCGAATGATGGTGTGTTGAATAGTGTCCAATTTGAAACTCCTGCAACTGGTGATTATCACGACACGTTTTCACTGGTTGATGATTCTTTTGGGGAAGTCAACTTGTTCACTATTCGTCCTTCATTGAACGGTATTGCTCCCGGTGTGGTCTTTCCAATTGGAACTACGTATGTGAATTTAACGGTAAAAGATGTCCCGATTGGCAGCTCATTCATTATCGATTATACATGATTCTAGCTGCTGGAATTCTGTTTCGGTCACCTACTGGACGTGTGCTCTTTTGCAGGAGGACAGATGGTGAAGGATGGGCATTCCCGGGTGGTGTCAAAAAAGATCACGAAACGATCGAGCAATGTGCTGTACGTGAATGCATGGAGGAAACGGGATATCGTTCCGGTCACTCTGGTAAATTCCTATGTCGACGTGTTAGAGATGACGTGGACTTTACTACTTTTCAATACGATTGCGACGATGAATTTATCCCTGTATTTAACCACGAACACGATTCTTTCGTATGGGTCGATCCTAACTACGCAGGAAGCCTGAATTTACATCCTGGTTGTATGATTGCTTTACGTAAAATGAAGGGTATGACAGAACTAGAGTTGGCGGAAGCTATTCGAGATGAAGAGTTAACATCCCCACAGTTCATAGAAAATGTGTGTCTTGTTGATATGCGAATTAGTGGAACTGGGTTTTCTTATCGCCCTAAACTAAATGAATGGGTTTATCGTCGTGACACCATATATCTTACTCCTGAGTTTCTGCAACGTTGCAGCGGGATTCCAATTATTATGGAGCATCCTGATACTCAGATTTTGGATTCAGATGAGTTTGCCAAGCGAATTGTTGGAACAATGTCTCTTCCTTATATTAAAGGAGACGATGTTTGGGGAATAGCTAGGCTCTATGATAAAGAAGCTATTTCTATGATAGCAGATGGAGAATTATCTACCTCTCCTAGTGTTGTTTTCCGTGATCCCAAAGTCAATTATAATGTTGAATTAGAAGATGGTAGCACTCTTTTAGTAGAGGGAAAACCAAGTTTTGTTGACCATTTAGCTATTTGTGAGAAGGGTGTTTGGGATAAAGGTGGCGATGCTAGTGGTATTCGCATTGATTCTGAGGCCTCTGGTAATCCGCAGGAACAAGTTGTAACAGCAAAACTAGATCAGAATGACCCCCCGGCTCCTAATCTGCCTGTTCCACAAGGTAGTGATACGCCAGCCCCAGAGTTGGAAGGCATCCCTCCAGGTATTTTGCGATTAGCGGATGGTTTAACCAAGTTCGCTGAAAGACTCGATAAGTTTATAGCACGTCGAGATTTGATGGTTCGTTGAAGTGCGGCATAAGTGCCGATGTGGAAGCTGCTAACAGAGGAGAAATATCATGGCAGCAAATAGCGGTGGAGCATCGGTAGACTCGATGCTTGCGGATGCGATCAAGAAGATGGATGCACTGGCAGGTCGGATGGATGCCCTGGAAACAGGCGAAGGCAGCAAGAACCCTATTAAGAAGGGTGATTCAGCCAAGTCCGATGATGACGATGACAAGAAGGACGACGCCTTCCCGCCAAAGAAGAAGGACGACGCTGCCAAGGCGAAGTCTGATGATGATGATGACAAAAAGGATGACGGCATCAGTCAGGTCAAGAACAAGATCTGTGCTGATGACGATGATGACAAGAAGTCCGATGCTACTACCGTCAAGTTTGGTGATGATGGTGAGCTCGAGATCAAGCATGAGCCCGGTGAGGAAAAGAAAAAGGGTGACAGGCGCAAAGATTCTGTCAAGAAGGCTGATGCTGCCAAGAAGGCTGATGCCAAAAAGGCAGATGACGACGATGACAAGAAGGATGATGATGACGATGACAAGAAGGATTCGGCCAAGGATGATGATGACGATGATGACAAGAAGGATGATGCCGCTAAGGCGGATTCCGTTGCGTTGCGTCGTATGATTCAGGATCAGGCTGTAACTATTCGTCGTCTCGAGCAACTTATGAAGCCCAAAAGTGATGACGAACATGCTGCTTTTGCAGATGCTCAAGCTCGAGCTGATGCGGTCTTCAATGGCTTTGGACAAAGAGCGCCTCGACCTCTTGAAGGCGAGGCTCTTGTTGACTATCGCAAGAGGCTTGCTACGAAGCTAAAGGGTTATTCTCCGGCTTGGAAGAGCGTCAAGTTCTCCCAGCTTCCGGAGGAAGCCTTTAGCATTGCAGAGACGCAAGTCTATGCTGATGCGGCGCTTGCGGCCTCCAACCCGGCTGACCTTAATCCGGGTGAACTACGAGAGGTTATGAAGATTGATCCTCGGACCAATCAGAAAACCATCGTGTTCTATGGCAAAGAGCACTTTGTCAAGCAAATGGGTCGCCCCGGTCGTAGGGTACAGTCCTTCCGCACCATGGGCTCAATCTAAGTCCACAACATAAGGAAGGATCACGATTATGGCAGCTCCTGCTTTTAGTTTCAATCCCTATGTCCAGACCTCTGCGGCTGGCATGTTCAACATTGAGTCCGACGGTTTTATCGTCGGAACGGCTATGCCTGACCCGGCAGCGCGGTTCGCGCTGTCGGGCGGCTGGCTTGCGGCGGCAGAAACACTCCCAATGTTCGGTGGTGTTGCTATCAACGAGAGCGTTCCGTTGGAGCGGACTACTTCTCCGGCAACCCCAACACGTCCGGATATTGCGTTGGGTGGGATCATTGCTCGTGCAACTACTCTGGCGGCTGGAGCCGGAAGTGTTACCGGGTTCTGTGTCTTTGATCAGAACTATGCGGCAGTGAATACACCAACCTCCCCGGTTCCGACTATTGGAAGCGGTGGTATGGTGAATTTCTATCGTCTTGGTTCTGGTATTCGTGTTGCCTTGGCTATTGATCCTGCGTTGGTGACTTTGGAAGGTGGTTTGATCACCCAACAAGTTTCCTGGGACTTTTCTCTACAAAGGATCATTGCTTTTGCAACCAATGCTCTCGCCGTCAAGATCCTTCAGATCAAGTCGTCGGGTTGTATGCTTCCCGTCTATACTTCTGGAACTGGACTAACCACTTGGAACTATAACGGAGCAGCAGCGCTCTGCTTGCTGTAATCTTTAACCTGAAAGGCCGGGGTCGTCTCTGGCCCATATAGGAGTAAATCATGGCTAACATCTCCCCGGCATTTGTACAGGTTCA